AGAGCGGCTTCAAGTTTTTCTTTTTCGGCTAACCCTTGGCTCATGAGATCACTGGAGTTTAGACTACCTCCGCCAAAGAGAGCTACATTACCGTATTTACCTCTTATATTAGCAACAGCAATTTTAGTTAAAGCTAACGTATATTGATAGACCCAATGTTCTTTAATAATATCTCGTACAGGCCTTTCAACATAACAGCTTACTACGCCATAAAATCTAACTCCATTACCACGAGCATCTGGCTGAGGATATAACCTTAAAGTTTGCGTTCTATCGTCAAAAGTATAACTGCGTTTAGTCGCTAATAATTTTTCTCGAGTTTCTAAAAAGTCTTTAAGTATGTACCAACTTATTAGATCAAAGCCGTAGTTACCCATTGCATAACTAAAATATGTTTGTTGAGCTAATGTTTGCTCTATCGTAAAGAGTGTATTAATACCTGTTGTTGAACCTTCTTCAAAGTCTTGCACTGCAATAACTTTACGATAATCCATAATATCGTAGTCAAAGCTATTAAGATATTTTTCCTTTTTACTCGTGGTTTTCGAACCTAGTCTAGTAAAGTTTTCTTTTTGACTTGATATGAAATGAGCAGATAAAGCTCCATTAGTACCAGTGATAGATTTATAAACTGTTTCCGAAAATATCTGATTCTCAAAAACTCCACTTAGTAAAGGAGCTGAAAGTTCAGTATTAGAAGTAAAGTTACTACCAGATAGAGCGCTAGTTGCAATATACAACGTTTCAGGCTCCTCTTTATAGTTTGAAAAATCCTCACTTTCGTTATTATACTCAACTTGTTGCGAAAAGTTATCTGCATTTTGTAATGAGAATAATTGGTCTAATCTTATGCCATTATTCTTCTCGTATAATGCACTATCAAATAAAAGATACTCTTGAGTATATCCTGCAAACTTTGCAAACATTTCACATGAAACGCTTATATTCTCGTATAATGTATCGCGGTGAATTTCAATATTAACAAATGGGTACCCTAGTGAACGTAATACCCGGTCACTAAGTCTATCAAAATTATCAATTTTACTATTGAGATTCGTGCTCTGAAAAGCTGAAATAGGTGTTATATCGCATTTAGCCATTATAAAATATTTAATACTCTTAGTATATAACCTACGTTTTTTATAAATATTAATATGGCATCAGGAGATATACATATTACATTAGTACCAGGATTATCAACAGTAGGAGCATTTACAAAAGTAAATGAGTATGGTAACGCAGTTACATTAACTGAAAAACCACTTGCTGGCGACCCTACACTTTTAGCGCAATTTATTAACGAGCAACAAGCTGCTTCACCAGCTAAGACATTATTGCAGGTATTAGACGGCAACGGCCGTATAACACTCGTTCTAAAAGAGACTTAATTTAAACTGCCGGTTCTGGTGGTGCCTCTTCAGCTGCACCCGCATCATCAACCGCAACCTCGCCTGTATCAGCAGGAGCTCCTCCGAATGCAGGCGGCTCTCCTGGAGCAGCTCCACCCTCTGCATCACTACCCTCAGCTGGCGCGCCTTGAGCTGCATCTTTCCAACCAGGACCAGCGCCTTGAATCTGCGCTAATTCCCATTGTACTTCAGCATCCTTACGAAGCAGTTCTCTATTTGCTTTGATATCAGTTTCAGACCAGCCAAGGTATTTCATTTGACCGTATGTGGCTGATATAAATTCATTAGCAACAAGATTATTATATGTTGCTGTTTTTAATTCAAGTTTTTGATTCTCTCTTAGCTCGTAAAAATTAGTAGGTACATTAAAATGTAGATGTATCTGCGATTCTTTTAAAGAGTATTTTTCTTTTAACCCTTTTAATTCTAAATGAGTTAAAAATCCTCTCTTTAACCCGCTAGCGAATTGCTGCTGCAACCTAATAATAAACTTAGCAAATTTAAGCTCTTCTCTTAAGATCTCTTGACCGTCGCTAAATGTTGATTCAGGGTTAATTCTATTAGTAGGTACCTTTAAAGCTTTATATAGCTTGTTAACGAAATACATTAAGTCTGTAAGTTCACCTAAATTAGCTCCTCCTTGTAACTGTGTAACATTAGTACCCTCTGAACCAGCTCTCTTAGCGAACCAGAAAGAGTCGAGCATTGATTGAGGATTAAATTTTTGAACAGCTCCAGATTGGTTAACATCAAATGTCTTCTTCGACCAATACGATTGCATTAGCTTTCTAAGATAAGCTTCAGCTTTTGGCGGAGACATATTACCGACATCTACATTAAACACTAGACGCTCTGGAGCTCTAACTAGCCGGTATATAACAATACTATCTTCAACTAGAGATAATTGACGATATGCTCTACGCGCATTTTCTATAAACGGTAATCTAAAAGTTTTATCTTGGTTCCATATACCTGAATTAACATATGATATCTGATTATCATCCATTGGTACAAGCTCAACTTTCTCAACTTTATTTGGCTTATTAGGATCGAATACTGGCTTACGTAATATGAAGCCTTTAATAAGCATATTCTGAATATTATCATATACAGCATCTACGAGATCAGATGGTAGATGTACAACTCCAAGAATACCTTCATCAGTATACTTCTTATGTATAATATGCTCGAAGAAAACTTCTCCTTCGATTAACATCTGTCTAAAATATTCAAAACCCTTTTTCTCTAAATTATAATAGCTAATATATTTGTCAAACTCAGCAGTTATCTTACCTTTATCACTATCTTCTAAAATTGTATCTCTAAAATCTAAATTAACTATCTTCCCATTCTCATCTTTATTAACAACTTCATCGCAAATTTCATCCAGAGCATCAGCTATTTCAGAAAAAGATGCCATAATTCTATAATCGCGAAGTCTCCCACCTTTATTTTCTTCAATATTAGCATATACTAACTCAGCATATTGAGTTTCAGTTCCGAATTGACCAGGTGCTACATTATTATAATCATTATTATATAGTACTGATTGACCGGCTAAAGCTTCAGTTCTCTTTACTCCAGTGTCTTGAAAAACTTCATACTTAGGATTTAAGTTACCAATAATCTCATTCGCGTTAGGAGTTTGATATGGTAGTTTATTAGTAATATTTTTAAAAATACCTGAATTAAAAAATGATCTTTTATTATCGTCTGCCATGGTCTATTAATATTTAATTAAGAAATTATCTTTATAAAGGTTGAGTTCCCGCTAAATGTTTCAGTCTCTAAAGTTGAATCACTAAATGAGTAACCGGCTTTATTATAGGGTATAAATCTAACATCACCAGCACCGCCTGATAATATAGGTAATGGGAAGGTTAGTGCATTATCATTAACAATTGTAAACGGTATAGATTGACCAGATATTGCCGGCTGTCTTGTAGTAGCAGAAAGCGATGTAAGTGAATTATACATACTGCTATTAGAAGCACTGAATAAAACTGTCTCGGTATTAGCAAATCCGACACCATTTAATAAAACAGTCCCGGCACTAGTAGTACTTACCTGTGATGATGTAAGAGTTACATCATCGAACATCTTAACACCATTAAAATATATATCTGTAATATGAGGTGATCCGGATAGTTCAAATGATTCAGTAGGTGAATTCTCGTCTTTCATACCTTCATACCCGCTAATAATATCTACAGCGTTAAAGTTCTGGTCAATATAAAATATATTACCGACAGGGTCATCTACATCTTTAAACATCCATCCTTTAATTGTAAATGAAGTATCAGCAGTAATTCTTGCTTTAGCAGATGCATTTAATTCTGTCGGGTAGTTTAAACCTACATTACCGTCCCATAATACTTCTGATCTTATTTCTTGATCAACCGATAGGTTAAAATCTTTAGGTACCTTCCATGATATAACAACATAGGGATTAGAGAATGGTATAAAGTTACTTAGGATCTGATCCATATCTGTTTGATATCTCGTTAATATAGATACACTTAAGTTAATATTGACAGGTACTGGCGGTTTAACATGACGGGAGGTTCTTTCTTCACCACTGGTACCTGAGTAGTAGAACCCATCGAGCTTATTAAAAACACGGGACGTATCTCGCGCTACACTCTTTATACTAACAGCAACAGCAGGTAATGTAATGGTTTTATTTTCATTAATAATATCATACATTACTCTTTCTTTAGGAGCATATACATACCGAACGTCAATCTTATCGAGCTCATCTCTATTCTTATTATATCTACCTATAACAATATCATCAAATGCCGCAATAAACTGCGTCACCATATCTTTAATCTCAAAATGGAATGCTCTACTCTTCACTATTAATATTTATTCCCACGGGTAGACCAGCCAGTCATCATTCTCAATAATAGATCCATAAACACCATTAGACCACTTCGTATTATACCTCTTCGAGCATGCACTAAAGATAACATCATTAATTTCGCCCCTATCAAAGTGGTAGTCTAGATATTTAGCAGCTTCAATAAATGTTTTACCTGAGTCATTTATATCGTCTACTACTAATACATTACCAAATAAGACAGGGTTACCATAAAATTGAGTAGCTTCTACATCTCTAGTTCTAACACCTAACTGTTGTAGATTATTATTACCTAATCTATATGCTAATATAGTAGCAGGTATCATACCGCCTCTCGCTAGACCAAGAACGGTATCGATCTTTTTATCTTTAATTTGTTCTATTATATTATCTACGTATAGATCTATAGTATCCCATGTAACAGGAAGCTTAACCATACATTAATTATATATTATCTTTTCTGCTTTGCAAGTGTTATCTTCCGCTTATATGCAGGTGACTCCATCTTCTTCAACACCTCATCTAAAGCTTTAACTTTATGAGGTAAAACAGCTCTCTCGGTTGTTATCTTGCTTATAATATTAACTGTAGACTCGTCTGCAAGGTTCTTAAGACTAGATCTTATATCACTCTCTAGAGAATCTAATCTATACCTCCCTATACCAACTACAATTACTTCAGGATTCTCCGGAGTCGTATTAGTTGTCTCAGAGTCATAAATGTAACCTGATACTTCTTTTTCTTCATCAGCCT